CATTACTACAAAATATTTCAATTTATAAAAAATGCTATGGTGAAAAAGAATGTAATGCCTTTATTGAACTAAAAAACATCGAAACTATTACAAAATAGGAAACATTCATGATCGAATTATTAGTTATGTTTTTACTACTAATCGTATTTGTTGCCTGGTGTTCGTGGAATGCTGACACCGATTATAAATACCCCAAGCAATTAGCGTTTAATCTAGGATCGATTGCCTTACTATCTTGGTATGTCTTTCAGGTATTGCCATTAGGTTCCTTCCTGGTTTTCTATGCCCTGGCATCATCCTGCTATATGTCCACCTGGCCACGATTAAACCATTTTTGCTCGAAAGAAAAAAAGAGAAATTTTCTGTTTTTAAATGCAGTTTCCACCCAATTTATCGACACTTTAGTTTTGGTCCTAATGTTTTTATTTTTCCCCACTAAAATGTTAAGGCCGTTATTTGATATCATGCCAATTGTTTCGATTATCGGAGCAATTTGGACATTCATCCCTTACAAGGTTAAATGTGAGAGATTAAACCAAGATGTAAGATGTTGGGGATATGGCGCTAATAGCTCGGTTAACTCCACTTTAATGTCATTAATTGCTATGGCATCACTTGGATCTTTATTACCTTACCATTTAGGTCTGATTGGTTGGTGTATTGGATTTTTAGCGGTAATTAGAAGTATGGGAAGTGCTGGCATAATTGGCATTTCCGCAGGGAGTTTTATCTATGGTCTTTATCATAATCCAATCATTCCCTTTATCGTAACTGGCATAGTCCTATTAACTCTCCCCTTATGGTGGAATTGGTCGAAAAGCAAAATGTGCAATTGCACCCCGCTAGTATTATTTGGGCGAAAAATGCACCCTTTTTTCTCTTTAAGTTATCGAGACATTATTTATAAATTTGCCTGGAAATCGGTTTACCAAAAATATGCTCATAAATGGTTCGGTATCGGCAATGGTACTTTTTATTACGCAATGCCAGCAATCCAGATTGTCGAAAAAGAAGAAACATATTTAAAAACTAAGCAAGTCGTTATGTGGCTTCACTCAACATTCTTTCAATGGGCCATTGAGGGCGGGAAAGTTGGCGCAGTATTGCTAGTTCTAGCAATGGCAGAATTGATTTTTATTGGCCATAAAGATGCCTTTTTCATGAGTTTTTCTGCCTGTCTTTTCATTAATTCTTGCTTTAATTTCCCCGATAAAATGCCAGTAGATTCATTCTTAAGCGTTATGGTAATCAAAAAATTGGTCTACAGTTAAGAAAGGGCCAACCTTCCGTGATTGGCCCTTCTTTGGAGAGGAGCATGGCAGATTAAATTTTAACGAAAATTATTTATACTTTCTAAGGGATTGTGAAATAATTGTTACATGCCAAGGAAAAATTTAAAAAAGAATTACATAGACATCACTCAAATAAGCATTCATGAGCAATCATCTTTCAATAAGAAAAATGTTAAGAAAACTTGTCTAAAATGTGGAAAGGTTTTTTATCGTTCAGAAAATGACAATTACCATTTATGCAAACAATGTCGTGAAGAGAATATGGGCCGTGACGATGATTAGGATTTAATTTTATCCCAAACTTGTAAAACAATCGTAAATCCTGCGCTTGTAATTATGCTAATGGTGGACACAACTGCAACAATTTTCCACTTGAATTCTAACAACTCTAAAACTTTATTCTCTATGTTTTCAGTTCTTTTTAAGAGTATATCTAATTCTCGTTCTTTATTGCAGTCATGTTGTGCCATATTATGCCTTTGGAATTTTTATTAAATACTAAAGCAACAATAATTACATTAAAAGACTTAATACTTTATTCTTCAAATTTTCTGTTATCACTACACCATCTGGTTGTATCGTATTAATAAACATGCTCGCTAATGTTGGTCGTCCCGATCTAAGTGCTAACTCCGCATCAGCAAAATTAGTTTGCATCTGGGTAATTTGCTCGATTGAAAGATTAAGATTAGTATTATAGGCAGAAATATAATCGAGTACTCTAGTACATTTTTCCCTATCTACTTTTCCACTATCAATCATTTGTTGCGTTTCTAATTCTTCTTGCCTTGCTTGCATTATCTCTGCATGTTTGGCTTCAATTTCTATCAATGCTAATTCTGCATTTACTTCTGACATCTCAAATATTTCTTTTTCAAAGAAATAAGCGGAATTTGGTTTATCAGGGTAAATGGAATGAAACGCTGGCATCCCTGGATCATCTATTCTAATGGCATTATAGCGAGAATTGATATTTTCAATACGATTTAATTCTGCTTGATTTAAGATCAACCAGGCATCTATTATGGCCTCATATTCATGGCCGTCTTTATCTTCTGGAAAGATCAAAGGAATTACTTGTTTTATTTCAATAATCCGATTCATTTGTACTCGAATTAAATCGAATTCAATTTGATATAAAACTTGTTTTTCTTCATCACTAATTTCTATTGCATTTATTTCTGAAAATTTCATAATTACCTCACTATTTTTCTAATTTTAACTTGTGTATATACTTCTGAAACACTTGCACTTGATGGTATACCAAGGCCATTAGTACCTATAGCTAATTCACAATAATGTTGAATTTCAAAAATTTTAGGACTAATTAAAATGATACGTCCAACTAATCTAGATCTTGAAATACCAGAAGCATATTCACTTGATCCAATTATATCATCAGTAGAATCAGAAATATTTCGTAATTTTATTTTATGTCTATTTACCGCATTGGCCGGAGCTATTGCATCTAGATCATATATTCCAGACCATAAAGTAAATTGATTAGAGCTTAAAGCAACAATTTCAGTATCTCCCTGAATAGTATTTAATACTCTGGTTTGCCAACCGGCCGAAGATCCTCCGCCATTAGTTCCATTAGTTTGTATATCTTTTAAAAATGCTACCCTCTCCGTCGGTATTGCCGCAAGAAAAGCACTACTAGCGGCCACCGCTTGAATATTCATATACATTACTGTGGCAGTGCTCGCTATACTTCCTAATGTTACACCCAGGGTAAAATAATCATCTTTCTTTAAATGTAATTCGGTAGTAACAGTCATTGGATAACCACTAGTAGCGTTATTTCCAGTAGTCACAAGCGAACTAGAATCAGTAATATTTAAAATATTGTTGGCGCTTCCTGTCTCTCCGACTACCGCTGAAACTGTTATTTTACATGGTACATTTGCAATAAATTTAGAAGGATCGGTACTTCGATCATGTCTAATTATATTCGTAGTTAAAGCAAATTCTGTTTGTGATGAAGCTGAACCATTTTTATAAACAGTAGGGGCCGCAGGAAATTGAACAGAGGCCGCTATGTCAGTCATTGCATTTTGTGCTGAACTAATTCTCCATGTTTCCATGCCGCTAGTCGCAGGTGTTAGTATAAATTGATCATTGGCAGACCAACCTTGAATTGGCACTGAGAAATTAATTGCTAAATAATCACTTGCGGCCCATGTCATCGGTGTTGTTGCAGAAACAGATCCCCAATATGTATAAGTTTGATCTGCTTTGGTATTATAAATAGCTACCGAAGTAGAATTATTAGGGCCTGCATAAATACTAGTAAAAACCGTAGCAGTATTATCGTTAATTGTACCCCATCCAAATTTTGCAGAATTCCCATCCTCTACATATTTAGTTGAATCAATAGAATATCCAGTAGGTAAATTAACAGTTAACGCCGCCGCCGTTGGAGCACCAGAAGTAGCGACTTTAACTTGTACCTCCATATTTTCGCCAACTCTACGCCACTTACCAGTATATGTTGTATTAGTTGACCATGATCCAGTAGGTGTGTACGAAGTCCAAGCAGTAATATTAGCAACATTAGTACTTACTACTGGATCACTCGCTAATAATATTTGATCCCAATAAAATTCTAATGTCGTAGTTGTATCGGTATTCTGAATACCAAATTCAATTTGAGTGCAATCGCTTGGTACTTGAAAAGTAGTTCCCCATTTATTAGCTTTAGAACTAGATGCGGGCAAACTATCGTATTGAATAGTACCAGCTAAAGCACCGTCAGTTATTTTTATACAATGGCGGAAATCATTATTTAATGTCGTCGCATCTGTCTTATACCAGAAGCTAATTCCAATTAAATTTCCTCGGCAACTCTTAGGAATATCTTTAACAAAACCAAAGTAATCATTAACTCCATTGGCCGCTGGTTTATATTTAATTACCTTCTCATTAAAAAGAAGATCGGCCGCTGTAGCTGAAATACTTAAACTATTTAAAGTAATTGCTCCACCGCCATCAAAAGCGGCATTGTTACCTTGTCGAGTAATATTAGTTACCGTGGCATCGGTTAGATCATTCGGATTGGTAAGATCAATTGTTGAAGCATCGCCAGCGCCTCCGCCTCCAAGCGAATCAGTAGCACCATCTTTAATACCGTAATATTTTTTCTCATCAGTAGCATAAAGTAATTCGCCATTAATCCCAGTAGAAGCGTATGTATCTAAATTAGCTTTTGTATCTTTCTTAGCATCTAATCTGACCGGCGATTGAATTGTGGCGTTTGCTAAGCTTGAACTAGCTGTCACAACTAAACTTGCTAATGTACTGGCCCCGGAAACGATTAAATCAACAATATTCGCAGTAGTCGCATTAGCGGTAATCATTGTAGCGGTATCAATTAAAGCGGTCGTAATGTCGGCCGTAACGATGTTAGCGGTCGTAGCATTAGCAGTTACTATATTCGATGTTGTGACGTTTTCAGTTACGATATTAGCGGTTGTAGCATTCGCAGTTACTACGTGGGAAGTCGTAACATTTTCAGTTACAATATTCGCAGTAGTCGCATTGGCCGTTACAATGTTAGAGGTCGTTACGTTTTCAGTAGTCGCATTCAGATTAACAAAATTTCCGGTCGTAGCGGTCGCAGTAACAAAAGTTGTTGCGGTTGTAACTGTAAGTGAATCAAACTTGGCGCTTCCTGCTACCTCAAAATCTTCGGTAGTTGATGTTGCTCCAATGACTACTCCACCATTTCCGGTTATCCTCATCCTTTCTTCAAGTGCTGTCTCTCCGGTTTTTGTCGTATTAAATGCCATGTAACTACCCTGGGCGATGGCCGTAGTAGATTCAGTAGCAACAACCATGACTGATGCTAATTTTTCTTCTAATCCTGCGTCAGTAGTTCCATAAAAGTCGATATCGCCAACCGAATCGCCAGGAACGGTTTGGCCGTTATTCGCGATTCTCTCTTTAAGAAACTTCAACAATGGGCCAACGGCATCAGCACTAATTTTTGATATGGTAATCGATGAATCGGCCGATGAAATCGAAGCGGAGCCAGTTAAGGTATTGATCGAGAATAAAGGAATATCTACCGTACCCGACCATATATTTAAAACCCAGGTCGTCGTAGTAGTATCAACCCACGTTCCCCCTGGATCAATTTCAGACGGTCTGGCCGTTCCATTCATGCCAGAAATTACCGCATCTTTAAAATTATCTAAGATTGTTGCTAATTGCGTCCCACTAGTGGAACCCGGTAAAATTGTATCCCATACTGTTTGCGACATGATCTTTTCCCCTTAAATAGATGCGGTTCCCTTGCGGCCCCAACCGGTCGCACTTATATCGACCTGCCTTTGAACTAACACATCATTTTTGTCATACATTTTAATATTAAAACCTGTAATCGTTCTATTGGAAAGAACGTAATAATCACCTTGTTGCATTGCATCTTGTGTTACCTGAATTGCCGGGCCACCAGTAGGGCCAGCAAAGGCCGGAGCATAGGTTATATCTAGCCCGGTATTTGGCACGATGATATTTGGTAAAGTATCATAGCGGTCTGGCATATCGATTCTAATAGTCCCATCGTAAACTTTAGGTGAAACAGAAGCTAGATTTGATATGAGTTTTAAACGAAATTGGAAAATTCTTGCGGTAAAATCTCCGATAGTAAATTTCCGCCATTCCGTCCATAACTCATCTAGACCTGATGCTAATGCACTTACACCATCGAGAGTAGTCCAGGTATCAATAGTAATATAATTATCAATACCTCGTAATTCTGAAAAAACATCCCATTCACTAAATCGCGAATTAGATAAGAGAAGAACACTGGATAATGTCGTCCAGTTAATCATCATATCCGCTTCGGCAAATCCTTCGGCCTGAATACTTGACTGAATCCGAGCGGTATAGATATCGCCAAGATCCACTAGGGCAGAATAGTAATAATATCCTTCTGGATAATATTGTAATGGGCCAGCGGTTTGTAAAATTAAAGCATTTCCAAAAGGAATTACTTTATCTTTTGCCCCTGGTAATGCGGGGAAATCGGTAGTCGTTTCAATAAAGTTTAAATTTAGAAGGTCAGGGATTGAAGTCCTTGCATAGGCCGCTGTAACTGATTCGTTATAGTTCCAATCGACTGCTTTAATTAGATAGGTTCCGGTTCTAGCTTGAGTACTTGCCATCGTAGTGTTGCGGTCTACTCTTAGCAATGGGATAGAGTTTTCCCATGTAGCACTATCGAGAGGCGAATATCTAATAAGGTATTCTCTCACATCGCAATCAGTGATTTGAACCCAATCAATTTGCAATACTTCCCCAGTAACATTTAGATAAAGGTTAGCTATGCTTGAAGGAGGAGTATTTTTTTCAGTAATTGTAATTGGTGTTGTGGCAGTTACTCCGCCAAGATCGATTTTTTTACCATTAACCGAAAGACCTAATACTTTAAATGAGTGAGAAACTCCGATGTAATTGCTAGGAACGTCATAATGATAAGAACTATCATTAGAAAATCCAAGCAAAACGTAGCCTTGTCCTCGATCACAATACACTTCAAAGACATCGTATATAGCACCATTAGGAATATCCCAATCAAGATCAACATAATAATTATAATCTCCACCAAGGCACTCCCAGGTATTAGTTATTACCGCTAAATTCTCCACTTCCGGAGGCGCTACAAATTCAGAATTAATGTTAGCATTAATTTGTGCATTGTAAGCAGGAAATGTTGAAGTTGATTCTGCATCATAAATTGCATCTGCCCTCTCTACTAGGAGTAGGGTAGCAGTTAAATCATTTTTAGGCATAATAGATTTAACTATACAATCGTAGGTAATATTCCCAATTACTCCGATAATAATTAAGTTTCCTATAGCGGGTATTTGTCCGGCCACGTCGAAAGTATCTGATGCGACTACGGTTAAAGTCGAAGTTACAACATCGCCATTACTTGCTCTAAAGGTATATCCATAAGATGTTGCCGGAATAATCACCACACCATCGTCAATAGTAATTCTATTGGCCACAACGGTTTTTACCCTTGCTGGTGTTCCGCCTACTCTCATTACATCTTGAGATATTTTTACATAATCGCCCCTAGTACAAACTAAATGCTCGAAATCGACATTGATAGTAATTGATTCTTTTCGTAGTTTATTTTGTGCCATTACATAACGGCCAAATCTCCATGCTTGCTCATCATTGATACAACCGAATGATTGGATTTCATCGAAATTTTCCGCAGTAACTTCGGTGTAACCATCGTTATAAACAATCTTCTCCGCTAGTTCCCAAGTATTTTGAGAATCAATATACTTAACCTTAAGGCCGTGCGGTTCAACAAAATAATCTCTGGTTGAAGAAAATCCCCAGCTATTTCTCGGAGTAAAAACCTGTACCGGAGTTGTTTTTCTCTTATCAATTAAAACGCCATATTTACCATCAGCAAGGTTTAATGATGCCTGGGCGGAATTAGTAACTTGATTAATTAATTCCTGGACTGTGGCATTGTAGTCCATTATGAAATTCATACTGTAGCGTTCACTAAGATAAATCATTCCAGTTGGCGGAGTAGGCACCTCGTCGCAAAAAGCGGCCCATTCCACAATTGAATCAGTATCAAGTCGAGTATTAGCGATTGGTTTTTTATTCGCTTGCCCGGTAAGGATATCGCAATAGATCCACGATGGGTTGGATGTTGCCGTACTTCCGGCCCATATAGTTCCATTATGATATGGTAATACTGATTGAACTATTGCCGATAAATTCTGAATAGAACCATTAAGCTGATTTGTTGCTTTTATACTTACTTCAAGGAATAGATGCCTTTTATCCGTAACAATAGGATTGTTATTATTTCTAGTGGCAATTTGTAAAAGAGATAAATTATTATATCTCTGGAAACTATAATCTCCATATCCTCTAATTCTTTCAATCTTGATCTTATAATCACCAAATAGTTTTGGTGTGAATTTAGCGGTCGCAAATATAGGGTTGGCAGAATTGCCTCGTATTATTAATCTAGCACTTGTTTCACTAGCATAGGTTAACGGATAAGCGGCCGTTTCAACAATTGATTGAAAGACAGGAGGCAAATAATGGAGGCCTGTTTCATCGTAATAAGTACCAATATAATATTTAGCACGAAAGGATTTTAAAACAAAATCTCTCGGTATCGGAGTATCTAAAGTATATAAATAAAATGTTGAAACATTAGTCCTAGAAAGGATCTTGCCTATAACAGTTCCTTGATAACTAATAATAGTATTATTGGCAAGATCATCCGACGAATAGAAAGTGGTATCTCCGCTTTTCATTCCTACGATAAAGGTATATGGATCGACAAATCCTACATCATAACTTTCTCTCCATTCAGGAATTGTTTGAATTAAATAAAAATAAGGAAAAGAATATGCTGAACTATTATAAGTATCGATTGTAACTATTCCAGTTCCGGCCGAAATATTTCCACCCACGGAAACAAATGAGGAAACATATAAAGGATCATTAAACCCTCTCCAATTTTCAAAGCCTACTGGATCGGTAACAGAAGCAAATTTGATATCTACCTCTACATATTCATTACCTCTAGATCCATCGGTAGAATAGTTAGTTAATCCCTGCGGGCATGAAAACATTAAGCTAAATTCTTGCTCTACGGTTGAATCTGCTACCGGGAAAGATCTTAATATTTGATATTCACTAACTAATGCCCCATCGTTTTTATTCTTATTAATTGCTATTGATACTTGTTCCGCATCTATACTGCCTTTATAGATTGTAAAATCATCTAATAATTGATCATCCCAAGGCCCTTCTGAAATTACTGGTCTATTTAAGTCAACAAAATTAAATCTTGCTCCAACATAATTACTAAATGGAGTATCGCCAATCTTTAAATCTCTCCACATTAACGGGCCATATCCAAAATCATAAATTGCATAAAAATATTGACATAATTCCCCGGTATCTGGATCGGTAATTAATTCCACGTAGGGAGTAGCGGCCACATTAGGAAACATTTTAAATTTACCGTAAACTTGTGGAATACTACCAAATTTTTTTAAGGCATTAGTTTGATTAGCGATTGAGTACATTTGCGAATCTTCTAATGAAGAGACACCGCTCCCATATCCTAGATCGCCAAGGCCAGCAACAATTGGAGGTAATAATTTATTTAAGAGTAACGAAGCGGCTATTGTTGACGTTCCAACTATTGCGGCCAATTGCCATGATGAATATCCCGCTCCTTCTGTCACAACTATTATGGCGATTACAACGGCCAAAAGAATAGCTTGTTTCCAAAGACCTCTATCCTCTCCACCAGCGGCCATAATCGCGATTAAGATAGTTTGATTACTTGCCGGAGCGTAGCTATTCCATAGTTCCGGTGTTATCTCAATTCCCTCCACAAAGATCTTGAAATATTTACGAGAAATTTCTGGGATATTTTCAGAATCTAATACTTGATCAAATATCTTTTGAAGGTTATCTCCTTCATTATGGATCTTTTCTATTTCATTAGAGCTAAGTGGATTTAATCTAAATTTTATCATTATTTCACCGTGTAAAATGAATCAATGGATTTTCCCCATTTAGAAAATTTATCTAAGACAGAATTTACTTTTTCATTGGTATGAAGAAAATTAGCTTTGTCTATGTAAATTCCAACATGAGAGGGAACGCCAAGAAGTTTTATTAAAACAATATCTCCAAATTTAGGCTTATCTGTTTTTAAAAAATCACCTAGATTTGATTGGATAATTGCCGATTGAATTTCTTTGTTTCGAGGAGGAGAATCATAATAGGTCTGGAGTTTAATGTCGAATTGCTCAATATAGAATAGCTTTACTAATCCCCAGCAATCCAAGCTTGAATAGGGTATCCCAATATATCTGGTAATGTCTATATCTACCACTCATACCTCTTAATAAAGCCCTGGAAATTTTGAAGGAGTATATTTTTCAACTCCAAAAGCAGTATTTAAAAAATCATCTAAATACAATTTAGCAGTAATTCTATTCTTATTATAATTTATATTTTTAATTTTTAAATCTTCTAATGAAATCTGAACCTCATTAGGTCGAGAAGAAAGGATCATTTCCATTTTAACATCAATGGGAGTGCTTACCATTCTTAATTCTTCAATTAGCTCGAGCGATGTATTATCTAACTCTAATTGCACTTCCCTTTGTGTTTCCCCATCGTCGGCCGGAAGTGAAATTAATAAGGGAAAAGCTTCAAACGTGGTTCCCCTGGAAGTGACATTAACCGTATTGTTAACAAGATAAATATCACCTGCAAAAGAAGCATGACTTAAAGTCATTAGCATTAAAAATGGTGTCCCTGATTCTTGGCCATATAGTTCGGCCAGTAGTTCAGGAGTTAAAGTCCTCATACAGGTATCCTAATCCATGACATTGTTATACGAAAATAAAGACCTCCCAACGGAGAAACTACAGGAGGGGCCGCATCGGAAAAACGATATTCTTCTGACACCTGGGTAATTGGATTATTAAACCAAAATGTATTGGCCCCGCCATTTAATGTAATATCGAAAAAAGTATAGAAGGTATTATATTGAGTCATATCAACATCAATCGAGCATTTTATCTCATCGACTGCTTTAGTATATAATCTTCTCTTTTTCTTAAGACCTACATCCATTTCAGTTTCAATAGTAGTCTTGCCAAAGGTATATCCAAAATCTTGCGTATTAAGTTTACTTTGAAGTGATACTGGCCATAGATTCATCAGTTACCCCTTCTCTTTAATCCATAGGTGTAAGCAAATTGTTTATCAAAACTTCCACCGGCTATTCCTTCTTGAACCTTCGATATAATTAAAATATCAATCATCTTTGAACCATCAGGGCCGCGAGTTTCTTTTGTTTCGGTTTTAACATCGGTAGAATTATTAATCACATTAACAATTACGTTTTGTGAAGCTACGTTTGCCTCTACGCCTAGATTGCCATTAGATCCACGTCGCAATGGTAATATAGCTTCGGTTCCGGCCTCTCCCATTAATCCCATTCCTTTTGAATGGCCGAATAATGTAGGGGAGGAAACTAATCCACCAGAAGCAAATTTTTGTAATATTCCATTATAAAATGCTTGGCCATGAGCGGCCTGAACACCACTATAAGCACCTGTGTCAGTATATTGAACACTAGGAGTTGAACTAGCTGCGGCCGCTGATGTTTGCGAAGTACCAAATGCAGACATTACCGCACCTGCTAATGGTTGAACAATTGCCGCCCTAATTACGATTCGCATAAGATCATCTAAGATAGCTTCGGTAAATTTTCTAAATTCAAATTCTCCCTTTTTAATAAAATCAAAAAGGACATCTTCTAATCTAGCAAACACACTTGAAATCATACTAGCTATATTTGATGCAAAGGTTCCGGTAGATCTTAGATATTCTTGAATACCTGCCCTAAAGGTTCCCGATGTAATCGTATTAGTAACCTTAGTTAATTTAGAATCAAATTCTTCAAGGGATATCTTTCCTTTGATAAATTCTAACTCTAATCTATTTGTTTGGACTGCTTCGAGTGCTACATAATAAGTACGAAGTGCGACTGTACCAATCATTAAAGCATCGTTAATTTGTTTAAAATCTCCAAGATCGCTTTTGGTAACTACTGGCCTTATGGCCTTTTCTCTTTTCTTTTTAGTTTCTTCTTGCTGTATTCTAATCTTTTCGGCCTGGGCCTGCAGGGCCGCTACTTTATTTAATTGATCTCCGGCCGCAGTAGTTCCACCGCCAGTAATTTCATTATAAAGTGCTTGACGTTCCTTTTTATATTGCTCTAACCAATTAGTTTGCTTGCCTTCCATTCCAGGAATTTTAAATAATGAATTTATATCAAATGCATTTTTTCCAGTCGGCCTTAATGGCGATACATTTGCTTGCCCATTTAATGCGGCCCAATCAATTTCTGGAGTTACTTTAACTTTAATCTCTGGTTTTTTTTGAGCAAATGTTTTGCCTAGATCGGAAATAAATCGAGAAGGATTAAGCATTTTGTCTAAAACTTCGGTAATATTAGTTCCACTTTCGGCCACGGCAATAGCTAAATCATACCAAGCTAATTTTGCCCTTTTTGTAATAGTTTCAAAATTTGCAATAAGACCAACGGCCGCACCAATTGCTAAGAACCAACCGCCCCATCCAGTAGCAAATAATGTTGATGATAAAGCTACTATTGACGTAATTAATCTAGGAATTGCTCCAATAACTAAAGTGCTAATTGCAATATTAATTAAATAGAAATTATCCAATATGAATTTTACCGCTTGCTGAAATTTACTATTCAATCCCCATTCCACATTCAATTCATTAACTTTAATTTTAATCTTGTTAAATGCTAAAACTAAAGTTTGCTCAAATGTTTGCGATAGATTTTGTACGTCCTGATTAATTTGCGGAATAAGTTTTGCGAAAATCAATAGCACTTCACGTACAGTAATCTTTCCGGCCTCCGCCATTTTAAAGATAGATACTCCGCCTTTTTCAAAATGATCTTTCAATTCTTTTGCTAAATAGGCATCTGCTTGCATAACAGATCTTAATTCCTGACTACGAAGTGTTCCATACGACATCGCTTGACCGAATTGAATTCCAGCCGCGGCCGATTCTGCCAGGGTAGAACCTGATAATCGAAAGGTATTCTGCAAGGCCCCTGTCACTAACATGGCACTTTCTGAACTAACACCCAGGTCTTTTGTAGATAATGCAATTCTGTTATAAAGCGTACCAATATCGGCCAAAGATGATTTTGTGTTATTCGCGACATTAATCATGTCAGTAAAAACTTTATTTGCATCCTGGCCCGCAGGAGTAAAGATCTTGATTCGATCACTGATTAATTGAATTTCATCGGCCCATCTGGAAAATGTAGATGCGGTTGATAGTGTTAGAAGGGAGGCAAAAACTCCACCTAATCCGCTTACTCCTGTCTTAAGAGAATCTACGCTTTTATTAAGGGTGTTCATTTCCTTTTGTACGTTGCGTAATTCATTGCCTCCGGTCGTGGTAACTTTTATCAGAATTTCTCTAAGACTTCCTACTGCCATTTTTTGACCTTTCTTTTGAGATGATAAAATTATCAACCAATCTTATAATATATAGAAATTCATCGAAATCATCTATATCGTAAATTCTAACGTATTCCGCTATTGCTGTAAAAGGAATAGGGGAAATATCCATTCCTGTCCTACAGGTATTCAATTCGTTAAAACCATCAACATACCATTGAAAGGGAGCAATATTAGGTTCAATATCTTCTGGCCTTATCTTTCCCCGACATAATAGATCAAGGTAAAATCCATTGCTGATTGCATCTTTCCATTTATAGGCCCATTCATACCAGCGAAGAATTAGTTTCCCAAATCTTCTCGATAATTATCTGCATCGCTTGCATGTTTCGTCAGGGCATCCATTAGGTCAGGTAATCCTAGAAAAAATGGTACAGCAATTTCTTTTGAAAAAGGAGTAATCTTGCCATCAATCTCCACGCCTTTCCAATCGATAACAACTGAATCGACAAATGCTTTTGCAAGGACTTCTCTTTCTTTATCCGGTGCAATTGTTCCCGCATCAATTTGTTTTGAATATGGTTTATAATGTTTGGCCAAAGCGGCCTTAACATCGGGAGAATTATAACCGCCAAAACGCTTTACTAAAAATCCTACCTCGTCACTGATTTTAAACCAGATACCTTGAGTTTCGATTTTTTTGTCTGTCTTGTAAAATTTGTCTAAATTGGTTTTCATGCTTTTCTCTCCAAAAAAAAGGGAGGCAAATTGCCCCCCTAATATATTAACTCTTTTTGTTAAATTATCAACTTGGCATTTTGTAAATCGTTAGAGCTGATTCTCCACTAGCTCCCACTTTACCTACACCTTTCATTGAAAGCATAATATCTTGGTTAGCGCCAGGTGATGCCGGATCATCAAAACTCACCTGAATAGCGGGCATATAAAAACCATACCATCCACCAGAATTTTTAACCATAAATCCAATCGAGAAAGGATCTTGAGTTAATTTCTTGGCCAACAATGTCCAGTTAGCATCTGCCAAATAAGCGGTTAAGTTTACGCCAACTGATGCCTGGCCAGGAGTATAGTTTTGTGGACTTACTTCGCCAATACAAGTTTGTGCATTCAAATTGTTGTTCAAATTTATTTCTACGTTTTGAATACAGAAAGTAGCACCTGTTAAAGTACCACCTGATGAATCAGCAAGGAAAGGCATATCTACTGAACCATTCAATGAATTGGTTGTGGCCGCATCATTAACTGTTCTTGTGTTAGTCATAAACTCACTGGCAATATCGGCAACATCATAATCATTTCCTGAAAATTTAGCAGTCATGGAAACGATTTCACCATAAGCAATTTTTGAATTTAATTCCCCGACTAACATCCCTCGATAATTAATTGCTTTGGTTGTTAAATCGGTAAATTGTTTCTCCATTGAAAAAGATGTTTTAGTTGTTCCAATGGCAATCTTGTCGGCCAATTGATAGGTTGTTGTTGCTCCGGTAGCGGTGGCCGCAATCATAGTATCAGGAAGGACTACGGCAATCACATTAGTGGTTGTAAGAGCGGACACCATTACCTGACTATTGTAGATAGAATCGGTAAATCCGGCCAATGTGATAACGTCACCAACTGCTAAATCTGCGGTAAAATCTCCAGTAGATCTAGTAAGTGTTTTTGCAGTAGCATCTAAGGTTAGATCTACCGTCACGGCCGCTGATGTTGACCATGCGCTTAACATGGCAGATTGAATAATATCATCAATCACTGGATCTTTTGCTAGTTCTAAAGCAAGATCTCCACCCACTGTTAGCGATGTAACAACCTGACCGGATGATTGTCTATCGGTCCGAATATTTTTTGATTCAGTAGTTCCAGGAGTACCGGATAAACTTTCTGAAACAAATCTTACCGAATCAAAATCCCCTGCTACCGGGGTAACTCCGTATGTTGCTTCTTTGATAATTGATATCTTAACTAAATTCGATGAACTCATGATTTCCCCTTTTTTTTGACTAATCCCATTATATTAATTTTATCTATCTAACGTCTACGGTATTTTTATAAATCTAAATCTCTAGTGTAATCGGCAACCATTGCCCCCGATGTAAATCCCGCCTCAAAATCCATAGTATAACCATTATTAAAAGATACTGGTGAAACGCTATCAATAGTTATTTCTCCAATTCTTTGACCACGGATTAAATCCCTAATTACTTCGGCCCTTGCAATTATTCCATTATGGCATCCAATTGAAGTCGGAGCTATAACTTGGATATAGATTGAACCATCTTCACGATATTTTCCAGTATCATTCGTAGCTGGTACTGTTACTGGCAATTCAGAATGTCCAAGAAAATATAATCCAACCCAATTACTTGCATAGGTCAACCCATTGGCCGCCAATAGATCATTTATTTCTTCAAAATCGGCCGTGATATCTACAATCGTTTCCACACCGGTGCAAGCCGCAGTAAGAAATGTAGTAAAATTGCTTCTAACGTATGAACTACTCATTGAGTGTATCCTTCCTCGCCAATTTTTAACACAATTGTTGGGTAAACGTACGCTCGACCTATATCCTTACCAGTTTTTCTAGTCGCTCCCTTAAATCCCCTAGACAAAGAGAGAGAGCCAATTCCTAAATAATTACCTAGCAATAATTCAAATCGGAATTTAGCACCTTTTAAAACTGCAAATTTTCTTGACATCGTTTTGGCCACATTCCAATAAACCCCATTAGGCGGCTTTAATAACTTTCCACCCATTCCATATTTCTTGCTGGCCTTAGACGTACGCCATCTTGTCTTTGGTGGAGAATTTTGGGTAACGCCTAATGTTTCTAGTTTACGTGCATAGGCCGCAATATTCACATATCTAAGAGTATCGTCTTTTGATAATTTTCTACGAGTAAGTATTGCATTTAGATTCTTTTCTAATTCACTATAATTATCTGCTATTAAAATAGAATTAAAAAAGACCATATTAGCTTTAGCATACTGTCCAGTGACTACTTTTGATTCGCCTATTATTTCCTGGTAGATATTTAAAGCGGCCTCTAAAAAATTAACCCTAGCAAAATATTGAATCTTGCCTAATGGTTTAACCTGCATTAAATCATTCGTATTTTTGCCATCAACCCTAGTAACATACCCAGGATCAAAGCCCTTTCCTAATTCTTCTCTTAATGCTTGTTGTGCGGTTTGTATTAAATATTCTTTAATATTATCAAGCATGTTTTCAACTGTAGAATTTTCTTCTGACAATTGAAACTTATTCCGTTCAACATAAGAACCATCTGCCTTTTCAAGATAAAATCTTTCTTTTGTTTGAACAGATACACTTAACATTAATTGGCCCTTATACGATACCCGACTAATTCGCCCATTATTACCATCTCAACTATTTGGGTAATTGAAACAGTTCCAAAATCCACATCAATTAATTTATCTCCACGTTTAGGCCGGACATAGGTAGTCTTATCTATCTCTTTTTTAGATATGACATACTCTCGATCATTAGAAACTAAATCTTGAGCGAGCGCCTGATTTCTTTGATAATTAGATGTAGCAACACGAAGCGATTGTTCAGTGCCACCCGCTCTATACATCTTCATAGGACGAGCATTTAGATTCAATATAAAATTAAAACCATCAATTGCTTGACTCATTCTAAATACTCCCTACCAACCGATCCAATAATAGGACGTTCAGATCTATAATTATCCAATATGTTTATATAGTTTCCTAAGATCATTCCCATATTGCTTTTACGCTCATTTGCTTGAAGAGAATAATCATAAGATATAGATATGGTTCCAGGAATTGAAATTGATTGTACATCATTCCCAAATCCTAAAGCGATTCCCTGGTTCTTTTTATTATATCTCTCTTCAACTAATGAATAGACTACTGACTTAATGGGAGTAGGTGTTGTGGGATAACCAGCGTTATAGTAAATAATAACAGAATCAGAATTATCAAAAAAACTATATCCTTCATTTGGAATTATTTTCCCTGTAGGTTTATGGTATCTATAATTTAACATCGTCGTGGAAGCATCTACTTCAAAAATTCCTGTTAAAGTATTAATTGGATAATTAGCAAGAAGTAATTCGTTTCTATCTAGATCAAATTCATCTTTATAAAATGTTTGTGTAGAATCGGCCGACAATAAAGTCCTGCCACAATATGCCTCGACAGTATCAGATATTATTTCAATCTGTTCAGTTAACCAGGCATCCATATTAGTACTAGTAGCGTTTAAATAGGTTCTAACATCAGAAAGAGAAACTAACATCGTCATACATTGCCCCGCTTGAATACACATTCAAAATCTGGTGAATTACTTACTAGTTGAAATACCTCTTCCGTATCTAAACTTTCAGGATCGATTTTAGATAATAGTTTATTGTTTGTCTTGGAATAAGGATAAAGAACTATTGCTGAGCAAATTAATCCCTGTCTAAAAAAATTAGGTATCTTTATCCCGCATCTCATTAGCAATCTTCTAAGACCGAAAGAGATTAGTTGTAGATATCCATAGACTTCATTGATATGTCTTATCGCTTCCATTTGGATATCGTAGCGTTCTTTAGGTGATAATGTAGTACTGAATATCATCACATCGTGTTCGGTTGATTCTAGGTAATTTTTTAATTCCCATACCTGGACTTTATAGGATGTAGTTTCGATCACGTAATTCTCATCGAGCACGATAAAGTTATGTGACCACTTAGATCCCATCACGCCCTTTATCATCTTGCTAAGTATGTTGCCCCTATGAAAACAAAATCCTATATCACCTTCTTTAATCATGATTTCACCGATATGATTGGATCGAACCAAAACCGAATATTAGTTTTAGTTATATCCTTTGGATAATATTTAGCACGTAAATAAACACCATTAGGCAATTGCCCAGGAGAACCATCAGGAGTAAGCACTTTTGCTAATTTTTCTAACTGGCCAATCCAGCATTCATCATATTCTTTAATTACATAAAGCGAACCCATTGCCTCGAATTGTTCTTGAGTATACCAACCTAGCTCAACGCCAATTCCGTCTTTATCAATAACCTGTAATCGAACTAGATCATCCTCACCATAATCTGCGGCCGTTACATAAACTCCCCATAAGTAATAAAATGGATCGGAATTATTTAGCATTTTTACTGGCACATCAATATCGACTGGTTTAGCTAATGTTGCGGCCCCTTCTGCTAAATTACCGTAGAACGTAGTTATAACACCACTTTCCTCGCTTGCAACACCATCGCGAATTTCTGAATGATTTTGCATTAAACAATCGTAATAAGCGGGAGTTTGAGCACAAGAATAATTATATTGAACACCGGATTTTAGTGAAAGTGTTATATCGAATATTTGAGCACTAGAATCAATATGCTTATGGCCCATGTCGAATATGGAAAGATCAAATTCATTTTTAGGAGCGGTAGGGATGATTTCTTTTGCTATCGGTTTTTGATTGCAAAGTGATTCATAGTTAGTTTCAAAATCATCTAGATCGGTAGTATCGCTAGGATTACGGTCTAGTGTACATTGTATACTTCTGAAATTATCAGCAATTAATATATACTGAGAAGATGTTTCAATCATTATGATAGCATCTTCTCTTGATGTTATAAATTGTTTAAAGTCTGTCCAACTTAAAGTCATATCATGCCTTTGCAATATTAATTAAAGATGCTCTAACTTTTTTATTTGCACCTGTTTTTTTAACGTAAATTGCGACTGAAGTAGTAAAGTCAATCGGTGCATTAGGGCTATATTGGAAACAATTATCGTGAGCGGTTATGCCCAATACTCTTGCTCCTGTAGTCGTCGTGATGTCTTTAATATCGAAAATATTATTATCGCCAATGTCAGGGTAATAAATACCATTGGCCCCGAAAACTTCCTTAGTATCTATTACAACTCTAACAGACCATGTTTCTCCATAACCACCCTCTAGGTTTATTAAGAATCCATAGAATTGCCCAGCACCGGAATATGAATAAACAGTATTCCAACCGGATAAAGCGGTAACAATAAAGTCTCTTGCTAGTGCCATCTCTTCATAGATTGGGATAATCAAAGAAACATTAACGGTCTTAGCTGTAACGGCAAGACGTTTAATAGTGCCATCGTTAATAATAGATACAGGCCCATTAGCGGCACTAGTGGCATCGTTACCCCAGATAACCGTCTCACTGCGATCATTTACATCGACTGCATTACTATCGTTTATTCCTGCCACTCTTTAACTCCGTTTTGGGTTGTTCAATTATTGGCATTTCAGCACGTTTTATTAAATCGGCAAATGCTCTAAGACTTGCTGATGCTTGCATAACTTCGACTAATCCCATTTCTTTATAAGTAACTTTTTCCATTATCTTAATTATGCTTTTTAAAATCTGAATATCTTCTTTAGTCATAAAATAAGGGAGAGAAGATTATTCTCTCCCTTCCTATATTAATTAGCCTAAGTTAAAAATAACAACGGATTTCCCAGCGGCTTCGCAAATCACATAAAGCGGAATTGCTTGACCACATTCGATTGAAAGAGTAGTCCCTTTTTCTACTAGTAAACCTTGTGTAGCACCTGATATTGTAACATCAGAAGCCCCGACATACATTTTCTTATCGGAAATATTTTGAATCATTAATCTAGTTTGACCAGCAATCATTGGTACAGCAATGGCCGTTAAACCTACGGCAAGCAATTGATTATCAACACCAATATTGGGAGCATCATTAATAAAAACTCGACGATAAAGATCTTGAGCAAGATTAACTCTGTCGTTAGCATCAACCGCACCTAATACAGTTGCTTGGTCGTATGCATGTCCCCCGATTTTTAAAGGATTACCCGAATCTAAATCGCCATCTGCTATCGAATCATCGGTTAGGTTAACACTCCAAGAACCACTTTGGACTGCGCTAACTGTCCACGCTCCGCCTTGCCATGCAGTTATAGAATCAAAATCTTTATCAATATCAACGGCTATAGCATTAGCAACATTAACATCTAATGCTTTTTTGCCATCGACTTCGGTAGCTGTAAAAACAGTACCATCGGCCGCTAATAGATAAGAACCAACTACTGGGCCATCGGCCAAATTACTTGGATCAAATAACAATCTTTCTAAAGTTAATGCTGTCATTATGAAACTCCCTTTTAAGCGTAGAGTTCTATTATCTCTACGACTGATATAATGCTTGCTTGCACATATAAAATCTTATCATTAAAATCTATATTTGTAATGGTACGTTCACACCCTGGTGGAATAGTTGAGTAATCAGTTCCACTTTCATTTTCGATAAATGCAAATTTAGTAGTGGTCATTGATCTATTTCTAATCGTTAATTGTTTTAAATTAGCCTGTAATACTAAGCTAAATTCTGTATTGGCAGAAGATAAGTTTAAATCCGTTATATTTATTTCTGTGGCCACACTGGTCGCCCCTCCACCAATTAAAAGATCTACATCTTTTTCAGTTTCAACCCTAGTTACATTATCTATTATCCTTACTAATCCACCCATTTTACCCTCTCACTACTCTTTCACCTTTAAACACAAATAATCTTGTTGTGGTAAAAGGTTGACCTAGTTTTAATTTAATATGACCAGTAGTATCCGGGAAAGTATCCGCTATTCCTCCGGGAACAGTATCAGATAAATAATATTCTTTGGTAACATCTAGGCCAGCATATAATTCGGGCAATACCCCCATTACTCTAACATTACAAAGAGTGGTACTAGATTTTGATTGGCAAATTCCAATTACATTCGCATTACCATAAGTGTCTGCTAATGCATTAACACAACTGCCATCAGATAACATGCGTACGGCCGCGCCCACGTACACGGTAGGATCACAAACGATATTGGATATTACTATTTCAGACGATACCGATTCAGTATTTTGTAGCAAGACATATTGAGAAATTGCATTATTTAAAACTGGCAATTCAATGTCGTTAGTCTCGATTACATTGCCGTTATCAAAGATAAAGATAAATCTAAATCTCTTATCTCTTTGTTGTTCAATCCGAATATCTTTAATTACCGGAGCATCTACCCCATCCATTCCAGGGCGGCCATCTTTGCCAATTAATCCGGCAATGCCTGGCATCCCTCGAATAGATTTGCCATCTTGACCTTTTAATTGGCCTTTAATGGACTCAATATAATCATAGACTATATTGGCAATTCTTTCTTGGTTTTCTTCAAAAAAGAAGTCTCGGCCAGGTTTACCACGTTGGCCACGTGGGCCTTTAATTAACGAAATATCTTCTGGATTAAGATCTTGGAATTTTAATTTTAATTCTTCTTTTTCTTCCCTAGACAAATCGGAAAATCTAAGCTTGAGCGAATCTTTTATTTTAGAAAATTCTTGTTCAATACGTGCATAAATTTCTTCGCTATTTTCTTCAAAAATAAAATCATGGCCATCACGCCCAGGTCGTCCACTATTACCTTTTTCGCCTTTTAATGATTCTTTTTCTTCATCGGTAAGATCGGAAAACTTAAGCTTAATTGAATCTTTTATTGAATCGATATATCCAAAAATCTTGGCAGAATGATCATCGAAAACGAAATCTTTTCCGTCTTTAACTTCTGGAATATTTGCTTTAATTATTTCGGTAATTCTATTTGCATGATCTTCAAAATTAAAATCTTTCCCATCTTTAACCTGGGGAATATTTTTAATTATTAATTCATTGATTTGATCTTGGTGATCTTCAAAACAAAAATCTTTTGCGTTCTTTCCTGGTAAACCTCGCGGCCCTCTAAGTGAAGGATGATTTTGCTCATGCTCTAGAATAGCATCATTAATTAACTTATTAGCTAAGGCCAATAAAACTTCGTTCTTCAATCATCACCTACTGCGTATTTTACGAGTTTAGTGTTTTCGCTCTAAAAATTTGATAGTAGCTTCTTTTAACTTATCGTCCATTACCATTTCAGAATTCTCTTCTTTCTTTGGTTCTTTTTCTACTGGTTTTTCTTTAGATTTTTTACTTTCAATTTGAGAGTTTAATAATTCATCTACTCTATCGACAGGAGAATAATTATTCGTGGCAAGATAATACCGATCCCCGCCCTTATATGGGGCCATTGCTTCTTTTTCTCTAATCTCATTCGGTGTTATGGCCGACATTTGCATCATGCGAGAAAAATATTGTGAACGTGTATCCATATCGCCACGGAATACCGCATATAAATCTAGTTCGGAATGTCGTCCTGCGAATTGATTATTTAAAAGCTTGATGTCCGCTTCTGATTCAAACGCTCTACACCAAGCATCTAACGTATCTACGGCCACCTCTAAGTTACTATTCTCGATATTAGAAAAGGTAGCGGCCTGGGTGTCGAAAAGCTTAGTAGGAGGCAATCCCAAAAAACGAGCAATATCTAGCACCGTAAATTTTCGCGATTCTAAGAATTGGAGAGATTGAGGATCATGAGAAACTGAATTATATTTTATCCCCTCCTCTAGAATAGCGGTGGAACCTGTCTTTTTTCCGCCAGTGTTTGCGGCCCAAGAAGTCTTTAATCTCTCATAAGCTTCTGGTGATAATTGTCCTGGTACTTCTAAGGTTCCCGATGGCATTCCACCATTTGCAAATAGGGCATTAGCAAATCTATCACTACCTAATCCTATTCCTAATATCTCACTGGCATAAGCGGCAATTGATTGACCGATTATCCCTTCTTTTGTGTGGAAGTTTTTAACATGAAAAACATCTCTCGGAGATAGAAAGGCATCTTGATTAGATGCAAATCCATTCGTTATTCGATAATATAATTTACCATCGATTGACCTAGTTGGTTCCACCGAATCAGACGGTAAAAACCATAAAGCTACTGGTTGGCCAATATTATTTCTTTCTATTTCTGCGTAGGAATTTCCCCAGATTATAGCGTTTTGGATCATTACCATTCTAAAGGTAAATGCTGACATTTCTATGTTGGGAGCTACTGATAATAGCGGAGAAATCCTATCGTAAATTATATTGTTATTAGTATCTTTAATTGCCCAGGGAAGCTTCGCTATTTGAGTGCTTATATAAACAACACCTCGATGAAATGCACTTAATTTCATAGCTGTATCAGGAGTAACACTAGTTCCACCGGATAAAACGAAAGGTCTTATTGGTGATTCTATTTGCTCATCAATTGTTTTCTTATTGAAAAATCGAAAGAATCTTTTCATGGATTTCCCTTGTAGATTTATTCACCAATAATCGCCTTCAATTTTCAGGTAGTCAATTAAGTAAAAAGAGAAGGGATATTACTCCCTTCTCTCTCATGAAGAATTGAGATTAAACTACTTGTTCAAAGCCAGGCTTAAAACGAAGGTCATTTAACACGTATAAACCACTTGCGATTTTAGTACCTACCAAAGAAGCTGAAAGATCTACTGATACCCATGCGAAGTCATTGGCCAAATCTAAATCTGAACCTTTAACCTCGAAAACTGCACAACCAGGATCGGTTGTAAAAGTTGTTGATAGATCATAAGTATCTTCTGCGGTTGTAACAACATGCTCGGTAAAAGCGGTTGTAGCTACTGCGGAAACTTGAGTATAGTAATTATGATCAATCTCAAGGGCCTTAGATGTACCGCCAGTAGCGGCATTATGTTGTAAAAGTTTTACTTCTACAGTTCCAACGGTTGAATCACCAAAAACTAAAATGGCAGATAATGCATCTGATACATCCATTTTCATTCTTTTACCGGTCATGCCTACTGCGAGAAGATCCGCTGGTACGGCCATTTGTCTAATCGTATTGTGTTCTAAAAATAATCCGTTCATTTTGTTATCCTTTTATTTAAAAATTAATAATTAACGAGCTGCCAAGGATACTAATCCAGACATCTTATAAGCACCGTTTTTAGTTTCTACTGGTGCCTTGAATGGACAAGATCCAGCAATTCTTAAACTAAATTTGAATGCTACAAGGTCACGGTCAAAATACAAGTGAGTAGAAACGTCTGATTTAATACCAGCGGTTTTTACTACGGTTGTATAGTAAGAAAGGTCAACAAAAGCGATATCGCCAATAGCACCAACCGCAGGATTTTGCATTAATGGAAGGATAGGACGGCCCATTAATGTACCGTATGGAGCGCCAGCAAGACCTTGTGGCCCAAGATAAACAGGTACTGGGCTTGTAGCTGTAAGGTCAAATTTCATCAATCTTAATTGTTCCATAATTTGTGGATGAATCAACCATACTGATTTGCCGATAGACATAGGCAACATTCTTGAATACATCTTGCTGATGTTTTCATAATTAACTGTGGCCGCAACTTGAGCACTTTCTTTTGCTACTGTTACCATAAAACCAGAATTTAAAAATCCTAGTGGTTTACCAACACCGTCACCAGATACGATTGCGGTATTTACTTTATGAACCATAGCTTCTGGAGCTTTAGCACGTACATAAGATTCTAGAGCGGCCGCATCTGATAGTAATTCGTCAGATACTTTTACCATTGCTGTTAACTTGTGAAGCTTATAATCAACATTGCCAAATTTATGCTTGCTATCGGTATATTGAGCGGCCTCATTTTCCCAATAAGCTTGAATACCAGTGCCATCCCAAGGAGCTACTTCGTCTACTGGTAAAGAAAGGTTATTAGAAGCTGTAACTAATTGAGTTGTGCGTGAAAGAAGAGATTCATCGCCTTGCACTTTAGAAAGAATAGCTGAACGAAAATCAGTAGGAATTAAAAATCCACCGTCTTGTGCGCTACTTTCTAAAGCAGTATTTTGGAAACGACGATCAACATTACCATTAGAAGATGCTACGACTGCTTTAAGGAAATCGCCAGCATTAGCAAATCCACCGTTTCTAGCAGTAAAATCTTCCCCAGCGGCCACACGTACATTTTCTTTTGTGACTGGTGCAGGAGTAGTTTTTCTATTAGAAGCGTTTGCGGAATTCTTCATTGCTTCTACTTTTTCTTTTGCTTCAATATTCTTTCTGATTGTTTCATATTCAGAATTTAGATTGTTGATAGTTTCAACATCTGAATCAGAAAAGTTTTCAATTGCATTAAATTCATCAAGTTTAGCTACGATTTCAACCAAACGTGCTTTCATTGCTTCAAGGTTCATTTTTTTTCTCCCATGTTATTATTTAATTTTACTTCGTCTTTGGAGTAACTGCGCTTGAAGCGAGTAAACTACCAACACTAGAACGTAAATTATTTATTTTGCCTTTTATAAAATCATTCTTAGATTTGATCTTTGGCATATCTTTTAACCAAAATGCATTATCACAAGCGGCTATATTTAACTCTTCATCTTTGGCCATTTTCTCATCTACAAAGCCCATTGATAATGCCTCGTCTGCATCCATCCAAGTCGCTTTTGCTAACATGTTTCTTAATTCAGATCGATCCATTTTAGTTTTGCGTTGATAAATCGAAAGAAGTTGTTCTTCAACATCATCTAATCTTTTTATCAATTCTTCAAAATCGGATGAATTACCATAGCCCATTGTCATAGGTTTATGGATCATCATTAAAGCACCTTCGCCCATGATAACTTTATCACCTGACATAGCAATGATAGAAGCTATGGAGGCCGCAAGACCATCGATGTAAACCGTAATACTTGCTTTATGTTGCTTAAGTCGATTCATTATTGTAATGCCATCGAAAACATCTCCACCCGGGGAATTGATACGCAATGTTATTTCTTCAACATTAGAATCAAGTTTTTTTAATTCTTCATTAAAGGATTTTGCAGTTATTCCCTCTTCCCAGAAAGATGCACCGATTACCCCATAAATGGAAATTTCGGCCTTCTTGGTAGATTTGTTCTCAATAGATAATGGTTTTCTAAAGTTTAAAAGTTTTGGCATGTTTTTCCCCTTGCATTAATATTAGGGGGAAATCATCAAGATTACAAAGGAAAATTAAATCGTTAGCAATCCCCTAGTTTCATAAACACTAGTTTCGGTTTTTTGTTGGATATGTCCGGCCATCGCCATCAAAATAGCAATTGCAATATCGATCTTTAATTTCTCATGACTTTTTCTTGGAAATACATTACCGTTTGCATCTTCTTTGGCCACGACATTCCCAATACACCAGCGTAATAATGGATCACCATTGTGGACGACATTGCCAGACCGAATGGCCGCATCTAATGATTTCATAGTTTCGGAAAAATTTGCGGTAGTCATTCTAAACTCAACCATATTTAAACGATTAGAAACTAAATTTTGTGCTAATTGACTTGCGTTCCATGGATCATAGAATATAGAGTCAAAACGATGTTTTCTAGATAAAGTTAATAAATCACTTTCAAGTTGAGGATAATTAATTGCTTCGCCTTTTGTTGATATTAAAAAACCTTTACCAATACATTCTGGATAAATTGAGTTTTTAGATTCTCTGGCCGTTACTTCTGGAATATATGCTTTTGAAAAAATATAATATTTATTATTGCGTTTAAAAACAAAACCAAAAGCAGTTAAGTCGATCTTAGATGCAATATCAATTCCGACCATACATTTTTCATTTGCAAAATCTTCTATTCTAATATTGGGATTGCAACAAGCATCCCATTTATTCATATCGAAAAATGCTCTAGCTTCTGAAATCCAAAGATTGAGATGTTTAATTTTAAAGTTAGCTAGATCTTGTGGATTTTCTCTTGCTTTGAGCGCCTTTGCTCTAAAATTAATAGGGTCAACTGATATACCAAAATTGGGGTTGGCCTTAATCCAATTTTTCTCATCAAAAGGATCATCTTTCTCATCGATACAATATACCGCACTAAAAAAAGTTTCGTCATTAACTTCCCCTAAAGCTACTTTCTTAGCGTAGCATGATTGAGAATATCCAACACCTTCAACATCGTATCCCGCTGTAGTAATACATAGAAGTAATGAATCACGACGTTTCGACATTCCCGAATCTAATGTTTCAAACGTATTTTTTTTCATTGCATGTAATTCATCGGCAATTACTAAAACGTCAGATTTTCCGTCAAGACCTCCGGCCTCGCTTGATACTGCTTTAATATGTGAATCGGTTGGAGGATGTACTATCTGATGGGCCAAAACTTTTACACCAGTTCGCTTGAGAAATTCTTTATTAGATGCGGCCATTATCCGGGCCGAATTTAAAACGATTGTTGCTTGCTCCCTACGTGTGGCCGCACACGATACATGGTTCCCTTGTGGATTATCTAAGCGCATGAAATAGATTGCGGCTTGTGATGCCATCGCACTTTTACCATTTCCGCGGCCAAGCTCTAAATGACAGGTTCTATATTTCCTATTGCCTGTCTCCCTCGAATACCAACCGATAATATTCATCCAAACAAATTTTTGCCAAGGTTCATAAAGAATGTAATCCGTATCCCATTTACCGATAGCATGTTTGAATTTTTGGACTAGTACTAAAAATCGTTCGGCAATATCAGCACGAAAATAATAATTAGTTTCGGGATTTTCCTGCCACTTTTTAATATCGTTTAAATATCTCTGGCAAGCGGCCATAATGTAAATATTTGCCGTGATCTTGCCGGTTAAAATATCTAGACAGTATTGATGGCCAGCACTTACGTTTGGACAATTAGCAAAGTGTAGAGTTTGCACTGATGGTTGGTGGAGCGACGAAATTTGTTTCATCCCATTCGTTTTCTTCTTCTTCAGAGGCATTAGGTTTGTCCTTGCTTAGTTTAATGTCGAGTAGTTTGCAATATTGAACTATGTTTTGTGAAATCTTGTTCCTTATGCTTACTTCCGGGAAAGGTTTAGGGCCTTCCGGGCCTTTGAAAGAATATCCGTTTTCCTTTACAAAAAGAGTCAACTTTTCGTACTCTTCAAGGAGGTCGCAAAGAATTTCTACGGTCTTTAAATGAGACTCTTTGAAGTTGTCCCTTTGTGTAATCTCCGTACAGAATATACGCCAATTTTTTCCCCAGGAGTAAGTTTGCCCCTTTTTTGCCGGGTAATAACGCCCGGTATTAGGGTATTCTCCCGATCCAAAATCTTTTTTGTCTTTTTCCATAGATTTCCTATTTTTAATAAATACAATGATAAGTTTACCTAACTTTTGCAATTTTTACATACTACTTTTGAGGTAAAATTGCGAGTTTTGCCGACTTTGTGCCGAGTTTTGCCGAGTTTGTGCCGAGTTTGTGCCGAGTTTTTTTTAAGGATATCTAACACTGCGCTATAATTGTAACACCGTGTAATTTTTACCTAGATTCGTGAAAACTATATTTCACAC